CGCCGCCGACGCTGCCAAACTGTCGTTGATCGTTGTGACCTCGCCTTTGTGGGATCGCAACGCGTTATAAATGCCGATACCCTCATCTGCCGCCCCGCCTGGAGAGTTGATGCGAACCGTAACCGCGTTGGAGCCGAAAGAACGAAGAGCATCGACTACGCCCCGTTGAGTGATCGGATTTTCATCCCATCCATCGCCAACAACGCCGGATAGCAAGATTTCGTTGAGTTCAGCCTTAATTTCGATCATTTTCCACCCCTTTTTAGGTCAAAAACCCTGTTTTCCCACGTTTTTACCTCGTTTTCGACCGCTTTTTTGAGCGATTCGCCCCCGTTTTCAGCCGCCAATTTCGCCAAAATTAGCGTTGATTTCTCGCAATGGATCCTAGCCAAGTCGCGGTCAAGCCCGATCGCTTCGATCTTATCCGCTAGTTTCGCTTGCCACTTCGGGTAGTTTTTGCCTATCCAAGCGACAAATTGGGCCTTTCCGCTGGCATTGATTGCGTTATTGCCCTCAGTCTTGATGAGGTCACGCAACATCTGCTCCACCGCTCGAGCCTCTTGCGTGTCCTCTGCTTCATCCTCTGCGTCGTCTTCCGGTGTATCCTCGACTTCATCCACCGATTGTTCGCCGGTCGCTTCGGAGATTGCGGGGTTGATAAACTCATCGCCGCCAACGTAAGGATTTAAGTCCAATTTCGCCCGGCATTCGTTCGGATTCATGATGCGGGACGCGATAGCCTTGCTGAATGATTCCATCGTGGTTCGCAAGTCAGTCCTATAGAGAGCCGCCGCGTTGAATTTGAAGTAGACTTCGCCGTTTTGCTTCTCTTGGCGTGTTCGCAATTTCATATCGCACTGCTCCTCGAACTTGACCAGCCAACGGTCAAGGGCTTGCATGTAAGCAAGGTTCTTTTGCTCGAGCGAGTTGTACGAAGTGCTTTCCCCGTCGCCAGGCATACCTTCGAGTCCGAAGAGCATGCCGATATCCTGCCGTGTGAAGCGTTGCAACTCGGCAAACTGGGCGTCATTGTTGCTCATCGATACCGCGTTGGCTTTAACACCTTCGCGTAGCAATCCGGCTTTTGCGGAGTTCTCGGAACCGGCTTCGATCTTGTTAAATGCCTCGATGAATTCTTTTGCGTCCTCTGCTTTGCGGAATGCTCCCGGTGGGGCTTCGAGGAAGAGTTTACCGCGAAAGCCGCGTCGGAGTTGCGTATTGGTGAACTTGGTTTGCTCAACACCCGTTGAGAAAGTAATGTTCGCAATATCGAGCAATCCAATCCCCTCGACGCCATCGTAAGAAAAGCCGGGCAAGTGCAAAACGTCGCTATCCGGGAAGATCAAGTAGCCGTTTTTGTCAGTGTCGAACCCGTCGAAGAGGTCTTTTTTCGTTTGGTCTTCCGGTTGCGTTACGTGCCATTTCTTGCCGTCGTAGATGATCGTCCAGGTATTCTCTGGCAACATCGGTATCAGCTCAACCGGCCTGCTGCCGCTTCGAATAATAGCCGCTCGACCGTTTCCGCGCATAAGAGCATGCGACAACATTTGCTCCTTAAAGGTCGTCGGTGATTGCACCTTGTTAGGCTCTTCCCTTAGTAGGATGTAGCCGGGATGCTCGGTATCGTTTACTGCTCCGTCACCCTCACGGCGTTTAACGTCGATAGGTAGCCGCCCAAAGTCGCCGGTAAGTTTATTGTGGGCATACCATGCAGGAGGTACACCTAGTGCTTCGCGTACGCCAACCCTTCGACCGTTGCTAAACTGGTCTTCGCTTAGCCCCATCCATTGCAGTAAAGCGGTCATCAGTGACATGCGGTCGGCTCCTTATGTAACATATAAACTACCCGATGAACGCTCTTTTTGCAAACTTGCGATGCGGTACGCCATAACCGCCGCGACGATTGGATCGATCTTGTCTTTGCTGTTCTTCTTGTCGAACATCCAACGGTCTTGACGGTCTTTGCAAATGATCGCATTGTTCGCGCACCATCGAAGCAGCTTTGAGTCCGAGAAGACTAGCCGCCCCTCCTGCATCAGTTGGATGAAGTCCCTGATTGCTTCGTTGAAGTTGGCTTGGTTCTGTGCCATGCGTGCGGCTACGGCTCCGGTCTTCTCAAGCCTCTCGCCTAGTTGCTGGCCGTTGTAGGGATCGTACGCGACGGTCTGAATCTCGTATGCTTCTAGCTCCTCGATTAACGCCGCTGTCAAGTCCTCGATTGGATACTCGCATTTGTACAGTTCTTCCGTGTGGATGAATTCCGCAAACGGCATCGCTGTCAAGTCTCGCTTGGAGTCTGACGCGATGAATGCCCGCGTCTTAATCTCGTAACGGTAAACCGTTTTGCCTTTGTCATCGACCGCGACCGGGAAGCGTCCACATATCGCATACGCCGCAAGGTCGTCGCGGGATCCCAAGTCCACACCGGCTCCAAGTCCATCGGCATCTTTCCAATCGGAATGAACGCCGACGCATCGATCAAACGCCGCCAAATCAAACGCCTTTTCAGTCGAAGATACAACCCGATTGCCGTGATAGCGAGTAAAGCGGTTGATACCCAACGCCGTTGACTTGTCTTCGTTCCATCGTTGCCGTAGGTAGTCAAGTTTGATCGATACGTTGAGGTTCGGATTTGCTTTCTTCCAATTCGCCTCTTCCGCAGGGTCGTCTTTTTCATCGAGTTCATAGATAAGAGCGAATAGGGACTCATCTTTGTGGATTCCGCTGACGACATTGGTCGCGTAGGTGTATTCATCAAGCCACAATAGCGAATCGTCCGCACCGGCTGTTGTGATAATCAGGTGGATAGGTTGCGAGCGCGATCCGCTGCCCGTCACCATTGTGTCATAAAACTTGCGATGGTACTCGCCCCATGCGTGCAACTCATCCATAACAACGCAATGTGGATTAAGCCCGTCAAAAGGCTTCTCGCTCGATACCTTGCGTATAAAGGACAGGTTATGCTTGTATGTGATTGTTTCGTTCTTGATGTCCGTGTACTTTTGCAGCGGTTGCGACTGATCTACCATCCGCTCGCATTCGCTGTACACTACGTCCGCTTGCTCCTTCTTCGTTGCCGTCAAGAGTATTTGACCAACCGCCTCCGGCTTGCGAGTCTTCGGATCAATGTCAGCCATCGCTAGGTAGTGGCACAATCCGGCAATCATCGTTGATTTGCCATTCTTCCGAGCCATCGACCAATAGACTTTGCGAAAGCGTCGAGAGTTGTCCTCGTTTCGCTTCCACCCGAAGATGTTCCATAGCCCAAAGAGTTGCCAATCTTCGAGTATAAGCGGATGCCCTGCAAACTCGCCTATCGAGTGGCGCAACACAAGCGGAAAGAAGTCGCAAACCGCCGTTGCGTGTCGCTCGTCGAAGTGATAAGGAAACTCTGGCGTGCTTTGATGCTCCACATCGAGGCGATAGCGGCGCACAGCATCCTTGACGCGGTCGCATGCGATTATTTCGCCTGATTCGACCGCTTCGCAGTAGTCTTCGACTCGTTGCCGAACGCCGCTTGCTATCAACCCGTTGCCCTCTTTAGCCACTCTTGGAAAACATCCTCCTCTTCCGCTTGCGGTGCCCTCAATCGTGCTCTTGATGATGGAGTTAAACCTAGTTCGGCCTCACGTTTCATCAACCTAGTGCAAACCTTGTCAAACGCGTTAGCCTCTGGCTTGGTCGATGCATTGCCCTTTTCGTTGAGATGGCTAACGTTACCGCCCTTGATGTGCTCCCATAGATGCAACATCAGCGAATAGTCGATGCAATAACCCGCAATCAAGCCCTGGTCTGTTGCGTGTAGCAAACTCATTTCGCGGAGTTGATCGCACACCCAATACCAACGCGATTTGGCGACGGGATCCGCTTCGACGTGATCGGGGATCCGTGGGTCGGATAGTTTCGGCTTTGGTTCTTCCTTGTTTCTGCGTTGCGGGTCTTTTGCAAACGCTCCAGTCGCCTCCTTGACTGCCGAGGACAGCGGTTTTCGGCCTTTTACCATTTTTCAGCCCTCCAAAATCCAAAAACGCCAATTTTGCGGAGCATTACGGATGAGATTGCGAGCGATCGGTGACCTAAAAAACTGGATGTTGCAGGTGCCCCCATATCAGTTATCCCCATACAGAGGCAACATCAACTGCATCCCTGGTTGAATGCTATCACCTTTAGCCGTGTTGCATCGCCTGCAAAGCAGTTGCACGTTAGACCATGCGTGTAGCCCATTCTTTGATAGCGGAATGATATGGTCAATGGTTGCTTCGTTGTCCAGGTTGTAGCCCTCTGGCTTAACGCACTTGACATTGCATTTGACACAACGCCATTTGCTTTTCTTCGCCAACTCAGCAAGCCCAATTTTTTCTCCGACAGAGCGCGATCTTAGTAAATGCTCTCGGTTTGATCGCTGATGCTTTGCTGCACACTTACTTGAGCAAAACAACTTTCTCTTAACGCGCTTCTCAAACCACTTCTGCTTCCCGCATCTCAAGCAGGCAACCATTCCGCTTTGCCAATCTGCTTTTCGTTTTTCCGCATTACGCCTTTTCGTTTCCTCTTTTTGCTTTTTGAGCATGTCGCGTCTAGCTTCGACTCTCGCAATCATCTCCTCACGTTCTTTCGCCACCCGAACGACCCTTCTCTCTCGTCTCCTCCTGTTGTGTTCGTAATCATCGGTAGCGTAGTAAACGCTCTTCCAATTGCATGCACATTCAAGGTCACAGAACATTAACTCCTGTCCCTTCCTGAGTCTCCTAGATTGTGCGTCGCCTAACACCTTTACCGAACCGCAAAACGCACAAGCAACGGACTCAAAAGGTCTTCTCCTTCCTCCCATTGCACGCCTAAAGAAAACCGCAGACTCGGACAACTTGAGGTAAAAAGGGTTTTCTATCCATATCCTACTGTCCGCTCTAGCCTGTGATTGCATCACCTTTAGGCAATCCTTGGAACATACAGGAAAAACCCTTTTCTCGGACGCCTTGCGAACAAATGCCGAATTGCAAATCATGCACCGCTTGTTGCATATCTTGCTGACTTTTGAAGAACTTTCGCCGGTTAACCCGGCAATGCGTCGATACCTTAACTCTGCTTTTTCGCACTCACTGCATCGCTTAGATGGGCCTTTTTTTCTGGGCATGTTTCCGCCGCAGTCAATACACACCCTTTGCTTTCTTTCCTTGATTTTTGACGGCGAACAGTCATCACAAAACTTATGGTTTCCAGATAGCCTCTCAAACGCAGTCGAGCATGTCTTGCAACTAACAATCTTACTCATGCCTCACCTCCATCCATCAGCCTCACGTAGTTCGCTTCGCTCCATCGCTTGCATGCCATGCCCTCTAACTCATTACCCTCTAGCTCTTCGTGGTGCTCACCGCAAACCGCTAGCCAATTACCACGCTGCATCCTCTGCGTTGCATCCTTGCGAATGGCTATGATGTGGTGCATATCCTTTGATGGCTTGGCGTGCATCACGCCATGCAATTGTACGCAACGCTCACACAACGGATGCTCTGCCCTGTACCTCTCGCTTGCCCTGCGGTGATCGCTTCCATGTCCTTCCGATGTTGTGGAGCGCGTAAGCTGTTTTGACGCTCCACTAAAGCAGTCGCAATGATCTTCCACGATCTTCCCGCATCGGCATAGTTTAGGCATCCTTGCTCGCTGCCTCCTGCACGGTGAGTACGCCAAAGGCTATTACGCTGTTACCCGTCGTTATGTCACGCATACTCCAACGGTAGTTGCCGAGATTAGCCGTAACCGCTGTTGTGATCGACACCGTGAAGGTCTGACCGCTTTTCGTGATCGCGGCGTTTTCGATTACCAACACATCGTTACCATCGTTATCCTCAACAACAAATCGAAGCGTCAACGAGGTCAGAGTAAAGTCAGTAACCACACTAACCGCTCTGGATTCGTCGCGGTAAAAGGTAAGCGTCGTACCCGCTACTCTCTCTGGTGTCGAGGAGGAGACTGGGTAGACGTTGATCGTGCTCGAGCCGCCTATGCTGTCCCTAATTTCATCCAGGATCCCTACCGATGGATCAACGACCGTGCCGCTTGAGTTAAACCCAAGGATAGACCTAATAGCCGTTCGTTCGCTTGACGTCCAGTCAGTGCCGCCACCATGTCCACCACCGCCTCCGCTTGGAGCGTTCTCCAAAGCAATTGTATCAAACCTAAACTGACCCGCTCCATCCGATTCGATCATCGAATCTAGCCGCGTCAACACTTGCAACGTACCTACCGCCGTTGCTATCTCTGATGCCGCATCCGCTGCCAATGCCCGTGCCGACAATGCACCCGTAGCGAATGCATCTTCTGGAATCGAATTAGGCTCGGCATCGTGCAGCACGGATGCGACGTGATGACTACCGGTTACTGCAACTGATCGTTGCGTTGACGATCCAATTAGCACTTGCTTGCCGAAGGAATCGTTAGGCCAAGTTGCGGTTGTAAGTTGCTCCCAAACCTTGATAGCTATCTCTGTATCTAGCGCGTTTGCGTCAAGAGCATTATTACCCAATTCGTCAACCGTATGGACTGTTGTTACGTTTGGTATCGTCGCTCCAGTATGAGTTACCGCCGCCAATGTTATACCGCTTGCCGCTGTTATGTTTGTCGTGCTTGCAACCGTTTCCGGGAATGTAGCCGCAAGGAATCCAGTTGGTTGCGTGTAAGTTGCCATGCGACTCGTTACCGTCGCATCGATACGCGACAGCCCAAACGCTGCAGAGTCTTGATAGTCAACCGCATCCAACTCAATCTCAATGTCTGCTGGATGCATGTTAGCCACGCCACGCAAACAAACGTAAACCACTCTTGCACCCGATGCCAATGCCGCGTCAGGTATATCCACCTCGTACCGTCCGGCTCTCGAACCGTCCGCAACTATGCCGCCACTGGTGTATGTCCCAAGCGTCTTGCTGACCGGAGTTACCGCTGTCCAGGATGATTGCCCGGCGCGTCGATACTCAAATACAAGACCGCTCGATGAGTGGGTTATGCCGCTCAATCCCGCTCCGGTTGTTGACGTGTTGTCGTAGACGATTACGCTTAGCGAAAGCGATGTCGTGCCGGCTTTTATCTTGCGTTTCATTAGTCCATGCCTCCGCTCATGCCCGGTCGAAAGAAAATCGCACCACCGCCGCCGGTTGGCGTGTAAGCCTGCTCAAAAAGACCTAGCACCTGCGTCCGGTTTAACGCAGCATTTGTGAGAGTGATCGATGTGTTCGCCCATGCCGTCGTCCGGGCATCATCCCAATGCGTGGCTATCTGATAGTTTGCACCGTCACCGCCCGTGAGGATGTTTGTCATCGCACCCGGTGCGGTTGCTAAATTGTTAGCAATGTTACGCTGTGCAACCGTACCAAGCACCGCCAAGTCGCTTTGATTTGTCCGAAGTGATCCGGCAAGCTGGGCGCCGAAAGTGACCGTAGTCGTTGAGGTTGAGTTAGTCGCAAACGCCTCAGGTAAAACCAAAGTATCAGCCGCACCGCGAAAGATCATCACCGCTATATGGCTCGCATTCGTCCACGTCCCGCTCGTCTCCGAGGTTGTCGTAGCTATCTTGTAGGCCGAGATTACGTAACCAAAAGACCCAACGACAGACTGATGCACTACTTGGCAATCAGCCGGGATTGTCGGTGCTCCAGTGGCTCCATCCCGATAGACGAAAAACAGTAGCGTATCATTGATTTGATGCGCGGGAATCGTAATCGAGGTGCCAGTTGTTTCATCGGAAGCTATTAGCGAGATTGCCATTACTTAGGCTCCGTCGCTGGGTCGCCGTTCCAATTGTCAATTGCGACAATATCAAGGTTGTATTGGTTTGCTTTTGCTATTTTCTTGACTCGCTTCTTTACGCCGAGTTGCATGCCTGATAGCACGGTTGCGACCAGTTCTTTCGGCGGATTGAGTTTGTGCAGTTCGAGCAGGCTTGCTGTTCGCTTGACGTGCTTTGCAAGTTTCGACGCATTGGGCACAATACCCTGCGACTCGAGCCAGTATAACTTGCCTTGGATGTCATCCCGAGTTAGTTGTAAACCAGGCTGTCCTCCTAAAGCATATACAGCCCACTTCGAGCCGCCATTCTCAAGTGCGATTCGCAGTGCTTCGGTGCTGTCATTGCCTAGCACGTCAGCAACTCCGCCCCAAGTGTAGTTGTCGTCGTCGAGGTATTGATGCTCGATGGCGTTTAGCTCCGCCCACACCTCATTGATGGTTTTGATCTGCCAGTCGTCAATGTTCTTTTCGATCAGGTCGCCGATTTGCATGTTATGCACCCCTTAACAATTTACCAATTTCCGTCTGGAGCGTTTCAATCTTGGCCCATAGTTTTTCACGGTCGCTTCGACATTCCTGCAAATCCGCTCGAGTCGTCTTTTTCTCTTCGACGAACAAGCGAAACAAGATCCCTACCGCTGTGGATAGCACGCCGACAATGCCTGAGCCAATGATGTAAATAAGCGATTCCTGTGTCATTTCGCCAACTCCGATGCAAGTCGTTCGAGGGTCATGTAGCCAACAATATCCGCCGACTTAGTGCCGTCCGTAACACCAAATCGCGGAGTAATCGCAAAGTCGTGATCGTAGCAAATAGCGACCGTATAACCTGCATCCTCGAATCGCTGCCGCTCACACCTCCACCACTTATCGCAAGGTGAACAATTCGACCGGCTGAACATGATAACCTCACGCTTAATCGCTTTTGGCTTGTCGCTGGGGCTTGGGGTGTCGTCGGCGATGTACTCCTGCACTTGCTCAACTTGACTAATCAACTCGCTTGACGTTGGGGCAATGTCGCATTGCGTAGGATCGGTTTGCGGAGTCTGTGTCCAAAACAACAACGCAAAAAAAATCAACACCATAATCAAACCTCCTTGTTTGCTCATCCTAATGGCCTCGACTGTAGCCACGATACACTACGCGGCCCCGGTAAACTCAAGTCGCTGATCCCTACTATCGAGGTGTATTGATGCTTACAGAGTGCATCGATAACCGAAGGGGCGATTTCCGTCCAAGAATCGTTGTGGCTATTGAGACGCCAAATGTAATTACGGCCGCTTCGGTCTTTGCGTTTGCTGTAGCCTAGCCAAGCCGTTGCATGACCTCCGCCACCGCGTAGGCTGATTGACTCCAAGACGCCATTGGAGGCGTAGAACGAGTCATTCCAGGTCGTGCCCGTATGCACCGCACCGCTACCGCTTGCAAGGTACTTGTAGATGTCGTCGTAACTCTCAAGCCAAGTGTGCGAACGAATTCGATAGGGTGATGCCTCTTGCCTCATCTGATCGGTAATTAAAGCCCAAGCCCTAACAGGATATGGCGTGCGATACGCAAGGCTCGATTCGGGCAGATAGCCAATCTCCTTCGCAACCCTCAATCCGCCGCTAATCGTTGATCCCGCATCGCGTCCGAGTAAGCCATCTAGCCGTTGAGACTCTAAGTAGGCGAACAACTGCGAGAACTGCCGCGATTCGCTAACCGCTCCGTGCCCAAGTGCAAGTAGATATTCGCCGCAATTCGTCAGCGAAAAGCCTTGGCAAGAGCCCATATTCCCTTGCTTGTCGTGCCTCATCAACCGTCGTGGGTCGATCTCTTCCGGTGCTGCGAAGTCCCGAAGCGTAAACGGCATGGGGACCGAATTGCTTTGCAACTCATCGCGTCGCTCTAGCGTTGGATCGTAGCCGGTAAAAAATTCGCTCATTCGCTAGCCTCCACGACTTACAAAAAACAACACAATCACCATTGCAAGCGTAACCAAGCCAACAGCCGCCGTGAAACTTGATCCTGTGTTTATCTGCGAAGAATCATCCTGCAAACGCCGAAGAATCGTTTCGATTCGACCAAGTTTTTCTGCTTCTACAAAATATCGATTTTTCCAATCATCTCGCTGTTCTCGCAATCTTTGCAACTCAGATTGATCCGCTTCGATTACGCCTAGCACTGACTTAATCAAATCGTCGAAGGGCTCTTTGTTCTTCTGTTCGCTCATTTAACCCGCCTCCCGATTGCGTCGATGCCTTGCATATGCTCTAGCCGCTCAAGCCGCTGTTGTTGTTCGTAAGCCGAAAGGATGCCACCAAGTATAGCGCTCGCAGCAATCAGGGCTGTAATGACCAAGCAACCAGTTAGGCACTCCTTATCTTCGGATTGCTTACCCTCTAGCTCCAGCAACTTGTTTTCCAGTTCTTTGCAGTCCATTTACTTCGCCGCCTTTTCCTCAAGCATGATTTTAGCCAGTTGGTGCAACGCTTCACGCTCGGCAACCTTTCGGCCTTGGTAGTAACCCGCTCCGAAACTAGCCCAAAGCACAACTACCAGCATCAAAGCCTTTACCAGCCCTTCATTAAAAAACACCCACTCCTCAATGCAATCCGCGATATTACTAAGCAATGTCACCACGATTCTGCAATCCTCCGATTCAAGTCTGCAATCTCTTTTTCGCGTCCGCTAAACTCAACCGGCAATTTCAGTTTCTCAATGGCAGAATAAACCTTGTCCATTCCTTCACGAAACTTCGCCCCCGCATTCGCCGCAATAAATTGCGTCCACTGCTCTTGATTTACGATTTCCCGCTTCTCAATCTTCGATGCCGCTTCGAGAAATGCCGCTCGATACGCCGCTCGGATATTGGGAAGCGTCGAAGCGACAACGCCTTTGACGTCAGACGGTTTAGGGTCAATGTTCGCAGGTCGCTGAAACGCAAAATAGATCGCACCCGCTGCGATGATCCACGGTGGCCAGTTGCTCTCAGGCTTACTCATCGTCGCTGCTCTCTGCTTCAATTTCAGCCTCTGCGTAGAGTTGAGCCGCTGAGGGAGCATTACCGTACTGGGCTTGCGGTATCGCACTCAAAAAGCCGTTTTCCTTCGCCCAGAAGTAAAGCCTGATTGCCATCTGAACCAGCATGATAACCGTCACCGGATCCAGTTTGTAAGCAGTCTTGGCATGCTGGCGATAGGCCCTACGGAATGCTTGCTTATCGCCTCCCGCCTCGTTGTAGATCCTGATTGCGTCTTCGTGATCCCACGCATCTTCGCATCGCTTAAATAAACTCACTTCGCCACCTCATCAGGCTTAGGCAGTGGCCGAATCGAATCACCTACGATCCACGCTCCAACGGCCAGAACCAACTGCTGGATTTGCTCCTCAGTCAGTGGCACCCGATCCTTAAGCACAATCACGGCAACGACCGCAGCCGCTGCCCAAAATCTCTTTGACTTTAGCAAGTCTTGCATATTACCCTCCCTTGGTTCCCTGCATTGTAGCAAGTCCTAGCGAGATTGCAAACTTTGACTAGACGATAGACCGCTTCCGCAAATCCTCAATCCAAAACTCACCCTCAGCCGCCTTAGTCTCCGCCGCGTAGACCGCAACGGCAAGAGCCGCTAGGTAGTGCGAAGTGACGCCAAATAGCGGCCCTGGTGCCTTCTTGGTGCCTTGCGGCCCAAATCGGTCGATCAACGCTTGGCGGATGTTTGCATCTTTCGCCCGCATCGAGTTGCAAAGATGCATTTTAACCGCTTTTCGCGGAACCATTCGCACCTCACGCCCAATCGTACCAGCAAGCCACCCGATACCGGCCACCGTGCGGAAGACTTCCTGTCCGACCGCCATCCCGTAGGATTCGATCCACTCGCAAGCAACGGTTTTGACCTTTGCGAGCATGTCGCGTTTTTCCCGTTCGGTAAAACGAATAAAACTGGAAAACGTGTCGAGTTGGATAACCCGATTCTCTTCGCAATCCCACCAAACAAACGCATGCTCCCTTGGGCCTGGATCGATGCCGAGAATGATATTGTTACTCATTGCCCATCTCCTTAATCAATCGATCCAAATACCATGCAGACTTTCGCAAGTCCTCAACTCCACCCTTTTCCTTGTATCTCCAAAGGTACTTAATTACATTGCCTCGCAAGTAATCGGGGAACCCATCGCCCAACGCTGCCTTGATAGCCTCGATGCACTCAATCCCGCCTTGGTTGTAATGCGGCGGGTGGTTGACGTTATCAACTGTCAAGCATTCGTTGCCGGTCGGGGCGGGTTCAAGCTCGTCGGCTGTAAACCAATTACCCCAGCCCATACACTCAGACTCGACAAGATACGGACTCGGCATGTGTGTCTCGTATCGCTGAACTTGCCCAATCTTGCCGTGCATTGACCTATCGCTGTCAGCCACCCGCACCCGATCCCCAATCTTAAACTTCGCTTCGCTCATTTCTTCTTCCCTCGTGAAACTGGATTGTCGGCCCTGACGAACTTCGCCAGTTCTTCCCTCAACTCTTCGCATCGGTCGCGGTATCGCGTCCGGTCTTTCGCCGTCTTCGATAATTGCTTTTGCAATGATCGGATTTCCGCGTCCTGCTCGGAAAGCAGGGATTGTAGGTGCTCGATTTCTCGAGCTGCTTCGGTAAGGCTGAATGTCATTCAAAATCTCCGTGAAACTCTGCCGCCTGTTGAAAAATGTCGCTAAACCGTTTGCCGTCGAATCGCAAGCCAAACTTACCAACCTTGCCGTTCCGCTGCTTTTCGATTAGCACCGTCGCATCCTGCGAATCCCTAGCCTCTCGATGCAGGAGCATAACAATGTCGGCGTCTTGTTCGATTGCTCCAGAGTCTCGCAGCATGTTAATGCTAGGCTCCTCTCCTTCCGCTGCCCGTCCCAGTTGACACAACACCAACAACGCTACGTTGAGTTGCTTACTAAGCCTCGCAAGTTCGCCGCTGATCTGCGTCACTCGCTCGTAGGTCTTTTGATGCGAATCTTGCCCGCGAATCAAACCAAGATAATCAATAACAACTAGTCTTACGCCATGCTTCGCCACCACTGACCGAACCCGCGATTCAATCCGGCCCATGCCTACGCCGGCCGCTTGCCAAACGTAGAGCGGTAACTGCTTCGCATCGCTGCATGCTTTAAGCATCCGCAAACATGCTTCATCCGAGTAGCTAGCCGACTGCATTTCCATGATCCTAACGTCGGCGTTTTTCACGAATTGACGTTGCCCGATTTGCTGGTTGGACATTTCAAGCGACACGAACAAGGACGCATCACCGTTGGCCGCTGCGTTTTGGGCGATATCCATAGCAAGAGCCGACTTCCCAATCGACGGCCTAGCCGCAAGGATCGCGTAGGATCCTAGAGGGATCCCGCCGCTCAGTGTTGTATCGATTTCGCGGAACCCGGTTTGCACTACGGCCGCACTTCGGTTGTTAGCCCTGGCATCCTCAAGAGCCGCTAGGTAGTCGCTCATCAG